AAGTACATGTTGTTTTGTCAGCAGTGCAAGTACAAACGCTTCACTGATGGCGAAGATTTGAACGATCTGGTCAAAATCAAAAACACGCCATTTCAAGCAGGGTCTGTGAAATACGACCCCAAAACTCGCACACAATACAACCCGCCGATGCTGCAACGAACTAAGCTGTTTCGCTGCCCTAAATGTGGCTTTGCTATGCGGGCTTACGACCCCAATAAGCGCATGGAGAATGACAAAAATGAGTAGATCTGTCGGGTTGATGGATGTCAAACAAGCCTTGCGAGATGCACGCTTCCGGGAGAGTTTGCCCCCGGCCTTTCAAGAAGACATGCAGAAATATCTCAACAACCCCGGCTGCGCCTGTAATGTGCCGATCTACAAAAGGATCATGACCGAAGCTCGTTCCCAGTTGCAGGCGTATTTCCCCAATCGCAACATCGCCAATCTGGATGAAGAGGCCAAAAAGCTGGCCCAAAACACTTGGCATGTCATCAATTGCCACAAAGACGAATTGGAAAAACAACTGCAAAAACTGCCACCGGGACGAAAGCAATTGGCAATCACTCGATACGAAGACCAAGTAACCGTGGTTGTCAATGAACTGGATGTTTTGTTCTAAGCTTGTCGCACATAGGCTCGTGCGCTTTGGTTCAATTTAAGGCATGATTGCATCATTTTCTCTGGATATTCCTTGTACTTACTGATTTCCATTGGCCATTCTGTGTTGTTTTTACGCCGTTGGCCAAGCAGTTGGGCATTTTGGTAGAACTCGTAGGCTCTTTTGTAATCTGAAGCGGCATAATAAATGTCGCCCAATAAACACCAAAACTCTGCCATGGTTGGCTGCTGGGTCAGACATGGCATCAAAGCATTAACGGCTTTTTGTCCATCATTTTTTATATAAGCATAAACCATGGCCATGTAATAACTGGTCATGATATAAGACATTTTTGGCTTCTTTTCTTGGTGCAGATAAAGTTTGGCGTAATTTAGAAAAGTATCCCAGTTTTTGTTTTTTAATTCCATGCAGGAACGATAATACACCGGCTCTGGACTTAAAGGGCAGCGATCTTGCCATTTGCAAATAAGGTCATTTAAATCAAAAGATGATTGATGTGGTAGTGAGGTTAAAACTACCGGCAAATCAACGGCCGAACCGGAAAGAGAAGAATAAACAGGGTTTTCCCACTTCAGTTCCAAACTACGGTGCCAGAGGCGAGACGATTTGCTCATGATGTCGTCTTCAAATACCGAAAAGCGATAGCTGGCTGGCGGGCCACATACAACTTCCACAAGGTGTTCTAGTCCAGAAACAAGTGTTTCCCAAGGCTCCAGCATCAGGTGCCATGGCGTGTCAGATTTACTGAGAAGATAATTGCGAGCTTTGGCAAAGTCGTCATTCAGACTCAGTCGCTCAATTTTCGCACCAAAAGAACCACAAATACTAATGGTTTCGTCCCGGCTACCCAAATCTCCTACCAAAAGATGGCAATTGATTTGACTTATGCCTTCTAGACATGGTATAATAGTATCGCCATTGTCTTTAGTTAGAATGTGAACCGTCAGTGGTGATTTCATTTTTTTTCTCGAACTTGCGCTCTAGTAGAGATGCTATGGCCGCAGCTTCTTCGGATCTATTGGCGTTGGCGTAGTATTTTTGGAGCTCACGATAGGGCCGTGGAATATCGGGCTTATCGAGCAAATCGATCAAAATTTGGGCTAGGTCCATTTTTTTGTTCCAAAGTTGCAAAGCTTCTGCAGATATAAAATTAGTTTTCTTGCAAGGAGTTCGATGGCTACTGAATATCTCAACAATAAGATTTTCGAAAAACTCATCGTCAGATTCCAACAAGCCAAAAAAGAAAAGACCAAGTTTTCACTTTTGGTTGATGATATCAAAGGTGCCTTGTCACGCACTGCCAAGCGTGGCAAGTATCAACCGCCACAAGGCTGGGTAGGCGTCCAGCAAAAATTTGGCGTTATATCCAATGAATACGCTGAGAGCCAAGAAGACCTAGCCATGGCCTTTTATACTCTCTCAGAGAACATTGTTCGATATGCCAAATTCAATCTTATTGATCAGGACGACGCCATTCAAGAAGGCGTCATGATTTGTTTCGAGAAGATTGACCGTTTTGACCCGCAAAAAGGTAAAGCGTTCAACTATATGACCACTTGCGTGTTAAATCATTTCCGCCAGTTATATAGAACTGCTCGGAATTATAATGAACTGAAACGCAAGTATTTGGATTATGTGCAAATGCAACTAGCGATGCAAATACCTGTTTCTAAAGCCAAAAGTTTATATAGGAAACACAATATTATTGGCGAATCTTGATGTTGATCGTTTTTTACATATAATTATAGTAGTGCCCTTAACTGGGCTTTTTGGTAACAATTCCCATGACAAAATCAGGCAAAAGTTTATTTGACCATATTGAAAATCAAGAACTTATCGAGAAGCTGATAGCAGGCGGATTTGGCAAATTGGTAGACGCCTTTTTGTTGAATGACTCAAAGGTGTACACCAAAAAAGGCCGACTCAACAAAAGTGGCGCTTGTCGGGTTTTGAAATGCAAACCCAAGGAATTAGAAGAAGCCATTCGTGCCTGTCAGGATCTTCTCAAGAAGGAATTGCAAAACCCTGATAAGGAAGAACATTTTGAGTCGGAAGAGGATTAAACGAGATAAGCTCGGTCATACCGCAAGGTAAGATTGCATGTCATGATTTCCGAAGTAGACATGTCTAATTCACCAAATTCGATATTTTGGCACCATACGGTTTCAAAAATCCACGATTGGCACACTTCTCCGGCGCCGTCATACATGCGCAGAGTGGCTTGTGGCACCTTGAACCCTTCGGCGCTGGGACGGAATCGGGATTGGTTTCCGGGATCATAACATTTCTTGATCCATTCCCAAACAGGATGCTTTCCATTGTCTGTGTCACGCTTCAAGTCGTAAAGTGTCAACGGCACGGCTTTCCATTCGGGTTTTCCCGGATAGTAAACTGTTTCGTTCATGTGCTCAATAGATATTTCTTTAAAAGAAAGAGATGGGCGAGCGGACTTAAAAGGAGGTAAAGCGTAAATGGGTTCCACGCTAATGTTGGGCACTTCAAAAAGCCAGCGGTGCTTCCTGTAAAAAATTGTACTGTTATTGTCGATTCCAAAGCCGAGACCCATATTGATTGGCATGAGGCTTTCTCCCTATAAAAGAAAACAGGCCCTGCATTATGTACAAGGCCTGCTTCCAATAATTTAGTTTTCGCCTCTGTAAAATTAGGCGACAAGTGTTCCGCTGTTCCGGAGAGCACCACCGCCAAAACCGGCGCTGCCGGGATTGGAGCAGCTTGTGATGCATGGTTGAATGCCAGCCGAAGGACAGTAGCTTCTGTACTGAACTTCGCTATAGCGGAGAGTTAGCTCCACCGTAGCGGGTTCGTTGTTGGAATAATCCAATTCACCGAACTTAACGGCAGTTGGCCACATCTTTTGCATGGTCCAAGTTTCCATCGTCTCGCCAGCGCCGTCATACATGTTCAGAGTGCCAGTGCAGGCATAGCCGTTGGCATTCGAAGCTTGATAAAGGGTGGTAGGGTTGGTGAAATCATAGACCGAGGCCAGCCAGTTAAACAGTTGCTGAATGCCTTCACCGGCACCGGCAATGTCATAGTAGGTAACGGTAATGTTATCCCAAGTTCCCTTACCGGGGATCCACATCTTGCCGTGAAGGAAGTTGATTTCCTGCTCGTCAATTGCCAAGCTGGGACGAGCCGCAACTTTGACGAAAGATTCAGGAATCAAACCGCCACAGTTGGGAACCAGTTGGAGCGTCCAACGATACTTCCTTTTGAAGATTACGGAATTGTTTCCTAACAAATCCAAACCCATGTTTCTAGCCATAATTCATTTCTCCTTTATTTTTTCCTTTTACTTAGAAAGTTTCAGCGTTTTGAGCGAAGGAGCCGGTCCTGTGGATCGAAAACTCGATGAACATGAATTCGGCTGCACGAGTGGGTTGGACACCAATCCTTGCACGGAACTCGTTGCGATCGATCACATCGGGAGTATTGAGCTCTTCATCAGCCTTGATGATGTAAGCATACAATCCACGGCCAACGAGAACTTCACGCAGGATCGTGTCGGCAAGGTTGCGGAATTGCTGACGGAAGAACTCGTCGTTCGGATCGAACAGCAAAGTACGACTGGCCGAACGAATGCGCTTCTCGATGTACAGCATCAAGCGGCGAACATTAACACGATCCAGAGCAGTCGGGGTACGCTGCAGTGTCTTCTGACCGAAGACTACGAAGCCTTGAGCGTCCACAAACTGAACGATGGGGTTCACGCAGTTGCGATTTCCGTACATCAGGTCACGCTCTTCCAAGGTCGGACGATTGTAGACATCGGTGATGTTAGGAACTACGCCACGAGTCAGGCCGGCGGGAGCAAACCAAGGCGCTGACAGGAAGTCGCTGCGGGCAATCACGGCCATCACGGAGCCACTGGGAGGACACCACACATCTACCTTGTTAAAGGCGTCGTAGATCTTAACCCAAGGCCAGTAGAGGGCGCCGAAGTCGCTATCGAAGCGGACATTGTTCAGCGGGTGTGCGCCGTTTTGCCAAGCCACAACTTCCTTAACCGTGAGGCCAAAAGGAGCGTCGATGATGGCCAAACAGTCTTGACGATAATCACGAGCAAAGCTGAGCAGTTCCTGCACCACAGCCGTGCTGGAGTGGCCGGGAACAGCGATGAGGTCGATGTCCACTTGCTCAGGCTCGGACAAGGTGTAAATGCCGGTGTAGCCAACAGGCGATCC